AGTCTGCCGAGGAGCAGGTTCAGGCGCTTGAGTCCAAGATTGCCGCGCGCGTGTCTGATCTGCTGGCGCGTCTTGAGTTGTCGGCCGGTGCAAAGTACTCGGCGCTGATGGCAGAGCGCGAGAAGAATGCGCAGCTGCTGGAGGTTGCGGAGCAGCGAATCATTTTGGCTACCGCTGAACTGCCGGAGACGGTCACGCGGATTCTCGATGAGCAGATCAAAGCGCGCGAGGAGTTTGCTGCGCCGCGTACGCTCACGCCGCTCGGCAAGTGGAAGGCCGGCGAATATGAGACGCTCGATGTCGTTTCGATTAACGGTGATTCCTACATTGCGAACCGTGCGACGCGGGAGAAGCCGAGCCGGTCAGCAAAGGACTGGACGCTCCTGGCTGCACGCGGTGCTGGCGGCGGTGGTTCGAATATTAACTCGCTGACGGATCTGACGGGCACGCCGGCGGCTGGTCAGTTGCTCATCGGTAACGGCGGAGATTTCCAGCTGAACACGTTGACGGCTGGATCGAACGTCACGATCACGAACAGCGCCGGCAATATCACGATTGCAGCCACTGGTGGTGGAGGCGGCGGCGGTACGGTCACGAGGGTCGCAGCCACGGGAGATAGCGCGATCACGGTCGGAGGCAGTCCGATCACGACCAGCGGCACCTTTACTCTGGCGCTGGCAAGTACGGCCGTAACCGCTGGCAGCTATGGGTCGTCTTCTAAGGTCGGCACGTTCACGGTCGATGGGCAGGGACGGCTCACCGCGGCGGCTGATGCGACCATCAGCATCACGACTGGTCAGATCTCGGATGGCGTGGTCAAGTCGATCTTTGGCGAGCAGGGCGTCGTGACGACGCTGGACTACGTTGACTTCGACACGCTGGCAACGGTTTCGCCGACGCCTGGGCGCATCTACTGGAACGACGACGACGGTGCTGGTACGTTGGCGATTGCTCTCAAGGGCGGCGTCGTCACGCAGAACGTCGGTCAGACGAACTACTACCGAGTTAAAGCATCGTCGGCCATTACGGTCGGTCAGGTGGTGATGTTCTCAGGCGTTGTCGGCACGTCTGGAAAGATCCAAGGTGCGCCGGCTACGGGCTTGCAACCCAACCAAGGGAACTACGTCATCGGCATCGCGGCCGAAAGCGGATCGCTCAATGACTGGGTTGCGGTGTTAGCATTTGGTTTTGTCCGCGGAATCAATACAACCGGCGGTGCGGAGAACTGGGTTTCCGGAGATATTCTGTATTACGATCCATCAGTTGCCGGCGGACTGACGAAGAACATTCCGACCGCTCCGAATCCTCGCGTGGAAGTTGCGGCAGTTGTCGTTGTGTCTTCGACGGTGGGAGAATTGCTGGTGCGTGTAACGCACGGCTCGGCGCTGGGAGAGACCGATAGCAATGTTCAGATTACCAGCGTAACGAATAATGACTTCCTAGTCTATGACGGTGCTCAGTCGCGCTGGGAAAACTACAACGCCAGTGCGGCTCGCACGGCACTTGGCCTAGGCAGTGCAGCGCTTGAGTCGACCACTTACTTTGCTCCGGCGACGGTTGGAACGTCGATTCTGTACGGCAACGGCAGCGGTGGCTTTGCGTCGGTAACGGTTGGCACTGGCCTGACGTTCAGCGCCGGCACGCTGGCTGCAACGGGTGGAGGCGGTGGCGGCACCGTGACCAGCGTTGCGCTAACTGCTGGAACTGGAATCTCCATCAGCGGTGGACCGATTACGACTAGCGGGACCATCGAGGTCACGAACACGGCACCGGATCAGACCGTCGTTCTCACGCAAGGCGGTACTACGACCATCACGGGCACCTATCCGAACTTTACCATCTCAAGTGCGGATCAGTTCACCGGAACGGTGACTAGCGTCACTGCGCAAGGCAGCGCTGACATCTCGGTCACTGGTGGACCGATCACGACCAGCGGCACGCTGTACTTCTCACTTAGCGATACGAGCGTAACGGCTGGCAGCTATGGTACGGCTGGCAGCGTTGCATCGTTTACGGTGGACGCAAAGGGACGACTGACGGCTGCCGCGGCTGTACCGATTGCCATAACCGCTGGTCAAGTGTCGGGCTTGGGCAGCGCTGCGTTTGAGTCCACAACGTACTTTGCACCTGCCACGACTGGAACGGCGATTCTGGCCGGCAACGGTTCTGGTGGCTTCTCGTCTGTTACGATTGGCACTGGACTGACCTACACTGGCGGCACTCTGTCGTCGCTAGATGTTGGCGGCACGGTCACGAGTGTGGCGCTCACGGCTGGCACGGGCATCTCGATTTCTGGTGGGCCGATTACTTCCAGCGGCACCATCGAGGTGACGAATACCGCGCCAGACCAGACGGTGGTGCTCACGCAAGGCGGAACCACGACGATCACTGGGACGTATCCGAACTTCACCATCTCGTCGGCTGACCAGTACGTCGGCACTGTGACGAGCGTGTCGCTGACCGCCGGAACTGGCATCTCTATTTCTGGCGGTCCAGTTACGTCAAGCGGCACAATCGAGGTGACCAACACCGCGCCGGATCAGACTGTTGTGCTAGCGCAGGGCGGAACGACTACGATCACTGGCACTTATCCGAATTTCACGATCTCGTCGGCTGACCAATACGTTGGAACCGTCACGAGCGTTTCACTCACCGCAGGAACGGGAATCTCGATCTCGGGCGGTCCCATCACGAGTAGCGGTGCAATCGAGGTCATCAATACGGCACCCGATCAGACCGTTGTACTGACGGGCACGGGCACGACAAGCGTGACCGGAACGTATCCGAACTTCACGATCAACTCGGCCGATCAGTACACCGGCACGGTGACCAGCGTGACCGCGCAAGGCAGCGCCGACATCTCAGTCACTGGCGGTCCAATCACGACGACTGGCACGCTGTACTTCGCGCTGACTGATACGAGCGTCACGGCAGGTAACTACGGATCAGCAAGCTCGGTTGCCTCAATCACGGTTGACGCAAAAGGACGCATCACGGCGGCCTCAAATGTTCCTATCGTGGTCAGCAATGTTTCGCTGACGGCGTCGGTGACTGGGACGCTGCCGGTAGCGAATGGCGGAACTGGATTGGCGAGCGTCACGGCCAATCACGTCATTCTGGGCAACGACACAAGTGCATTCACGACCGTTGCGCCTGGAACATCGGGCAATGTGCTAACTAGCAACGGAACGACGTGGACAAGTGCGGCAGCTGCTGGTGGTGCCGTCAGTTTCCCGCAAAACAGCCAATCGGCCGACTACACGCTTGTTCTGAGCGACGCTGGAAAGCACATTTTCCAGCCGGCGTCGGATACGGCTATTCGGTCGTTCACTATTCCAGCCAATAGCAGTGTCGCATTTCCAATTGGGACTGTAATTCTTTTTACGGTCGAAAAAAATGCACCTGGAATCCGTGTAAAAATTAATTCAGACACGCTCACATTAGGCAATGGATTGACCGGAACCGCTAATGTAGCACAAAACAATTCTCTAATGGCGATAAAAGTCGGCTCAACAAAATGGGCGGCTAACTACTTATTTCAATTTGGTTATGAATCTTCACTTGCTGTCGCGCACACAACATCGCCATTCGTTACCGCGTACCCATGGAGCAGTTCTGGCTTTGGCACAAAATTCACCAACCCAGCAACGTTGCCAGGAAGCACTGGGAATGGTGTAGCATTTAGTCCAGTAGGAGACGCCATCGCTGTCGCGCACACAACATCGCCATTCGTTACCGCGTACCCATGGAGCAGTTCTGGCTTTGGCACAAAATTCACCGACCCGGCAACGTTGCCAGCAGGAACCGGGCGTAGTGTAGCATTTAGTCCAGCAGGAGACGCCATCGCTGTCGCGCACTCTTCGACTCCATTCGTCACCGCGTACCCATGGAGCAGTTCTGGCTTTGGCACAAAATTCACCGACCCGTCAACGGTGCCAGCAGGACAAGGGAATGGTGTAGCATTTAGTCCAGCAGGAGACGCCATCGCTGTCGCGCACACAACATCGCCATTCGTTACCGCGTACCCATGGAGCAGTTCTGGCTTTGGCACAAAATTCACCAACCCAGCAACGGTGCCAGGAAGCACTGGGAATGGTGTAGCATTTAGTCCAGTAGGAGACGCCATCGCTGTCGCGCACGGTACGACTCCAATCGTCACCGCGTACCCATGGAGCGGTTCTGGCTTTGGCACAAAATTCACCGACCCGGCAACGTTGCCAGCAGGAACCGGGCGTAGTGTAGCATTTAGTCCAGCAGGAGACGCCATCGCTGTCGCGGACGATGTTACGCCATTCGTCAACGCGTACCCATGGAGCGGTTCTGGCTTTGGCACAAAATTCACCGACCCGGCAACGTTGCCAGCAGGAAGCGGGCGTAGTGTAGCATTTAGTCCAGCAGGAGACGCCATCGCTGTCGGGCACACAACAACGCCACACGTTACCGCGTACCCATGGAGCGGTTCTGGCTTTGGCACAAAATTCACCGACCCGGGAACGGTGCCAGCAAGCACTGGGAATGGTGTCGCATTCACAACAAATCCCTAGCATGAGCTACACACAACTGACCAGCTCCTACAAGTACGACACCATCGCGGAAGCCATTTACGCCCGCGAGGTGGAGTATTTTCACTACGACTTCGACCGCGCCAACTTTGAGCACCTGCTGGCAAATACCGACGACGACGAGGAAGCGTTCAAGGTCGACGTGGCGCAGCGCCTCGCTTCCACGCTAGGTCAGATGAAGAAGGTCGAGTCCATCATGGCCGCACTTCGCTCGCAGATTGACGATCAACAGGCATACGACGCAGCCGTCATCCGCACGACGGCCAAGCGTGCAGTGAAAGAGAAGGAATCAAAATAATGCTCCGCTACGTCCAATCCAACCGCGACACTTTCATTCGCCACATCAACGACATTGAGCCGACGCGGTGGGATGAAGATAACTTCTGCTTCGCTCGCAAGCTCACGCCGGAGCAGGCCGAGAAGTTCGGCGTCACTAAGCTCAAGATCGTCACGCCGCCCTACTTTAATCTGACCACGCAGCGCCGCGACGAAGGACCGGCACTGCTCGTCAACGGCGTCTGGACGCAGAACTACATCGTCAGTCAGCTAACGCCAGAGGAAGCCGCTGCAAAGGCTGAGGAGCAAGGCCGCATCGTCCGCGCTGAACGCGACCGCTTGCTTCAGCGCACTGATTGGACGCAAGTCGACGACACGCCGCTAGACAACGTCGCAAAGAACGCTTGGGCAAACTATCGACAGGCACTGCGCGACGTACCGGATCAGGCCGGATTCCCGTTCGATGTTAATTGGCCGAGCGTTCCCGTTTAACGCCAGCGCCTTTTTTGATGAGTTGGTTCACGGAACTGCTTTTTAACGCTGGCAGCGGCGGTCTGTTCGGCATGGTCGGCAGCCTCGCGACGACCTGGATGCGACTGCGCGAGAAGAAGCTGGATAACCAGTTCCAGCTGGACCTGATGGACAAGCAGTTTGCCAGCGCCGAGGCCGTCGCTGCGTGGCAAGCATTCAGCGCATCGCAGACCGCCAGCGCCGCGGATATGACCGAAAAGGTCGCTCCCTGGGCGGCTAACGTGCGCGCGGTCACCCGTCCGGCTCTTACCGCCTTTCTGGTCGTTGGTGCGTTCTTCG